AGGTTCTGGCGCCGCAAGGCGTGGGGGTTCGAGTCCCTTCCTGGGCACCATAATAAAAACAATGGTTTATGGTTTGTCGCGCTTGTTTCTGAAATTTGTTACCCTTGGTTTTGGTCGGGATTTGGTCGGCTGGGGTTGGGGGTGGCATGCCTGCTGAGAAGCTTACTCAGACTTTTCTTGCGAATGTGGAGCGCCCGGCGTCGGGGACGTTGCGGGTGCGGGATACCTTGTGCCGTGGGCTGTATGCCTATGTTGGCAGGCGTTCGGTCGCCTTTGTTTTGCGCCGTGAGGTGGATGGGGTGACGCGGCCGGTGAAGCTGGGGGAGTGGCCGGCGATGACGGTGACCCAGGCGCGGGAGGCGGCGGATCGTTTGCGGGCGCAGATTGGTTCGCAGGGGGCGGGGGCGTTTGCGGTGGTGGCGGCGCGGCGTGCGGTGCCGACACTGGGCGAGGCGCTGGAGGCGTATTTGCGCTTTCGCCAGGCGACGGGCCGGCGGCTGATGAAGGATTCGACGGCGAAGTCGATGCGGGAGTATTTCCGGCATCTGGCGGATTGGCAGGATCGGCGGATTTCGACTTTCCGCACGGCGGAGATCTCCACGCGCCATCTTGAGCTGACCGAGGCGCGCGGGCCGTATGCGGCTAACCGGGTGATGGCGTATCTGTCGTCGGTGCTGGGCTGGGCGATTTACCATTTTGCGGCGGATGACGATAGCCCGCTGTTGCCGGCCAATCCGGTGCAGGTGCTGACGCGGCGGCGGCAGTGGAATCAGGAGTCGCGCCGGCAGACGTATGTGGCGCCGGCGGCGCTGCCGCAGTTCTGGCAGGCGGTGCATGCGCTGCCGGGGCAGGCGCGGCATTTGCCGGAACAGGCGCAGATTGCGCGGGATTGCCTGATCGTGGCGCTGTTTACCGGGATGCGGCCCAACGAGGTGCAGCGCCTGCGTGTGGATGGGGTGGATCTGGCGCGGCGGGTGTTTCGTCTGCAGGACACGAAGAATCACGACGATTTCGAGCTGCCGTTCGCGGCAACGGTAGGCGAGGTGTTGCGCCGCCGCGTGGAATATGCCTGCGGGATTGGGTCGGCGTATGTGTTCCCCTCGAGCGGGACGAATCCGCGTAGCCAGCACGAAACGATCCACATGCGTTCCTATGTGGAGAAGATTGATGCGGCACTCGGCGGTTTCGTGGCGAAGGATCTGCGCCGTACTTTCGAGACGCTGGTGGGGAATATGACGCCGGCGATTCCGCTGATGGTGCAGAAGCGTCTCCTCAACCACCGTACGCGGGTGGTGGATGCGGATGTGACTTCGGGTTACTACGTGGCGGATGTGGAAGAGATCCGCCCGCACGTGGAGCAGATTGCGCAGCGGATTCTGGCCCTGGTGCAGGCGCCTGTGCTGCCGGCTGAATCATCCGCCGGGTAAGCGCTTCATAAAAGTACGATGGCATTTTTATGCCCGTACTCCATGTAACAGCTCTCAGAGCGCGGCGCGGGCATCCTCGAGCTGGCGTGCCTCGGCGCAGTTGGCGGCGCTGACCATGCGCGTGGCCAGCCAGTCGCGGATGGCGCCCTTGGTGTAGAGGATCTTCTTGCCGCCGCCGGCGCTGAGAAATTTCGGCCCGGTGCCGCGTGAGCGCATGGTCTCCAGGCTGGCGCGCGGCGAGTTCAGGACGATCTCGGCCACTTCGGGCGGGAAGGGCGTTTCATCGGCGGCCTGCCAGAAGGTGGTGATGATCTGGGTGCGTTCGATCAGGGTGATCTGGGTGGTGTCGGCCATTTCTCGTGCTCCGAAAATGATTTGTGAATATTTTTTCCTGAAAACTGATGCGCTGCCGGTATGCCTGCAACCGGTTTGTCACGAATCCTCATGGGAAGCAAGTTTGCCCAGGTTTGCGCAGCCTGTCCCGCCCTACACGGGGTAGCACGCTGGCGGGCCGACCTGTGCAAGTGGTGAGCGCGGATAAAGCTGTCCCGGCACGGGTGCGACAATGGCAGCATGGCGCACCGGAAAGTAGGGATTTATCGTGATGCCGGGTGTTCGAACAGGCTCCGGAATGCTGCCGCCGGGAGCAGCATTGGCATCTTCATGCCTGTCTTTACCCATGCCACCGGCCACGGCGGGAATGACTGAAGCATCCCGGATTGCGGTGGGCGTACAGTTATTGACACAAGTCCAAGTCCAAGAGACCATCAACCCGCCATCGGCCACGCGTTCCTGAGTGCCGCCGGCCCGGTGTGCTGTGGTCAGTGGCGACACGCCCTGGCCTGCAGGCAGACGCCAGGGCGTGCCGGTGCTGACAGGGTTGCCGGGCGTATGCGCCGGAGTAGCGTGGGCAGGGCGGCGGTGCACTTCCCAGCTCGTGCGGCGCGTCACCAGGGCGCAGCCGGTGAGCCGCTCGCGCACGCCATACACCACCGCGCCGGGCAGTTCGCCGTAGCGCCCGGGGCGGGCCGGCTGCGGGCACTGGTTGGCGCCGTCCCAGGCTTCGCCGGCAGAGGTTCGGGCCAGGGTGAGGGCCAGCCCGGCGCGGCTCACGGTAGGCCCACCCTGTATGCGGATGTACTCACGCCAGGCGCCGTCATCGGCAGCGGCACGGGCGGCCTCGAGCGTGGCGGAGACATCCTCTGCCGCTTCGCGCAGGCGCCGCAGCTCGCGCCACACACCCACTGGCGCACCGCCGATCTGCTGGAACTGGCGGATGCCGTGGGTGGCCGCCCAGGCCTCGACGCGCGCAGCACCGGTGATGGCATCCTGCCCATAGAGATCGCCCTGCACCTGATAGCCATCGATGTTCTTGCTGATGTATTTGGCGATATAGCCGGCGGCGCTGCGTGTGCCATCCATCTCGACGCGCACGAAGCGGCAGGCGTGGCACTTGCGGTGTACCTGCGCATTCTCCAGCCGGCGCAGGGCCACGGCATGCGTGTGCTGTGCCTCGGCCCGCCGGGCGTGCGCCGCCCGTGTGGCGACGCGCTGCATGCCCTGGGCGCGGGTGGTGCGGATCAGCTCGCCCAGCCTTGGTGGCGGCGCAGGCTGATCCGGCGTGTCAATCCGGATGGCATAGCGACGGAATCTGGCGCGAAAGCGTGCCACGCAGTCTGGCGCCATGAAGAGCAGCAGATGCCAGTGCGGGCAGCCATCCTGATGCGGCTCCGCTACGCGAAAGCCATAGAAGCGGATGTCGCGCCGTGCGGCCCAGGCGCGAAAGAGTTGCCACGTTTTGCACAGCCACGCCTGCGCCTCGCGTGGGCTGGCGCCGGCAAAACTGGTATTGTGGCCGCCCTGGGCATGAAAGCGGCTCGGCGCCGTCAGCGTGACGAATTCCGCCACATGCCCCAGTTCCCGCGCCAGTGCCTCGAAGCCCGCCACGCGCGTCATCAGTTCGCTGCGGCGGATGCGCGGATTGGCATTGCTGTGCTCGGCCAGCTCGGCCAGCGTGAGCACCTCGCCATCCTGATTCACCATCTCCACGCGGGCCAGCGCCCGGGCGGCGCGGCGTTGCTGCTGGCGGCGGCGCCGGCAGGCCACATCCGACGCATACTTCTCGCCTGCCGCGTGCACATAGCCCAGCGCAATCGCATGCTGCTCCACCAGCCGGGCGTGCTGGGCGCGCAGGCGCCGGCGCCACCAGTGCCCATCCTGCATGCGGGCGAGGGCCGGGGCGGCTTCCGCCTCCAGCGCCTCGCGCAGCGCAGGCAAGCCGCAGAAAATCAGGATGAATGCCAAAGGGATTTTTGTGTCGCGCAGTGCCAGCGGCAGGTGCGGGGGTGTGATGCCGCGTGCCCGGCAGAAGCGCTCTGCTGCCGCATGGCGCGCCAGCACCGAGCCATCCGTCACTGCGCCCGCCAGGCGCAGGCACTGCCCGGCCAGATCATCCGCCTTGATGCATATATCATCATCCGTGGCAGAGATCGGCAACAGCAGGCCGCGCATGCTCTGCGTGGTGCGGCGCAGCCAGGTGTTTGCGGCGAACTCGCTGTGGCGGGCCTTCTCCAGGTAGCGCTGATGCAGGCGTGCCTGCCACGCTGCCGGAGCCAGATCCAGGTGCGAGCGCAGCCAGGCCTCGTCATAGGCCGCTGTGCCGGGGCGCAGCCAGCGCCCGTCGGGTGCCTTGAGCCAGGAGTGGTGCCCTGGCGGGTGAGCCTGCGTCGGCGTGGGCATGCCGGCCTCAGTCGCCCGCCGGCTGGTCTGCCTGCGGCGTCGCCGGGTTGTTGCCGGCTGGCGCCTGCCGGCGCAGGTATTCAGGAATCTTCAGGCCGTGGGCATACGAACCCTCAAACAGGCTGGCCACGATCTCGCGGTTCACCTTGAAGCGCCCCGGGCAGTTCACGTTCGTGCAGTCAACGTATTCCTCACGCAGCAGATCCGTCACCCGGCGCGAGCTGCGTATTGTCGTCGGCTCCCCGCACAGCGGGCAGCGCAGCGTTGTGTCGATCACCAGCCAGCGGTTCATCGTGCCCCCTCCCGCCACATCAGGCATTTCTGCGGGCAGGCATTCACGGGTTTGGGCAAAGTCATCAGCATGGGTAGGCCTCCCGGCGACAGTCACACAAGATCAGGCACGTCCCTCCGGGCAAGCCGAATTGGGCAAGCCGAATTGGGCAAGCTCAATTGGGCAAGCCAAGCCGGGCAAATATGCCCGGCGCGGAGGGGTATCACGGGGTCGCAGGAGGCCGGCGTTTTTGCCTGGCCGACAGATACTCCGCGACACCGTGGGTGATGCACAGCCTAGTGCCTCATGCCGCTGCGAGACAGCCCCACAGACGGTGCACAGGCCCGCTCTCCCCCAGCCCGCCTTGCCAGCCTCAGCCGCTGAGTGCTTCCGGCTTCAACTCGAATTCGAAGGTCGAGGTAAATTTCTCGCCCGTGAGGTTGTGCGTGCACTTCGTGATGATCCACCTGGCCGCATCAATCTCCGGCTTGAAGCCTGAGACGCTCACCGGCAGCTCCGGAAACAGTTCCGGATGCGCAATCGCGGCACTGATGCCGAGCTTCGCCGCGCCGCGCTGCAGGCGCTGCCATTCCGCCCGGGCGGCGCGCTCGGCTGCCTCCCGGTTGGCGTAGGTGTGGCGCAGTACCTTGGTTTTTGTCTTGGTTTTCTTGGAGGTGGAGGTAGAGGTGGAGGTAGAGTCAGTGTCAGATTCCGAGTCGGAGTCGGATTCAGATTCAGCGTCTGTGGTACTGGCCGCCTTTGTCGTGGTGGTTTTTGTGCCCGTTGCCGTATCTTCCGCGCTGCCCTGGTGAATGCCGTCAGCATCAACGGTGATGCTCTCCTGCGTGGCGCCCTTGATGTTCTGGTAATACGCCTGCACCGCCCCCACGGCTTCTGCGGCAGAGATGCTGTAGCTGTGCGAATCGCCCCAGCTGCGTGTCAGCGTGGTGGTGGGAAACGCAATCCCGGTGGCCGATTGCGCCTCGCCGGCCGACATGAACAGGAGCATGCCCTTCTTCACCGTGGCAATCGCATCATGATCCTGCGCCAGGCGGGTGAGCAGGTTCACATCCGACTCATTGGTCTGATCCACATGCTCCAGCACGATGCCCGCCAGCGCGGCAGACACCTTCGGCGTGAGATCGTTGGCCGCTGCGATGCTCGCCACAATGTCCGCAATCGTCTTGCCGTTCCAGCTCTTCTCCTTTTTCGTGGAGAGCCCGGCGCGCAGATTCGCACTCTTGCCATTCAGCGTGATCTTGTCTGGCGTGCCCTCATGCTTCACGTCATCCACGATATAGCTGCCCTTGTCGATCAGTGCCTGCCCGGCCCAGCCCAGCGCCAGTTCGATAGTCACCCCGCGGGCGGGGATGGCGAGCAGCCCATCCGAATCACTGAGCACGATGGACAGCGAATCCGCCTCGAAACCACGGTTATCGGTCAGCGTAAGAGAGAGCAGGCGGTTATTGAAGTTCGACGAGATATCCTTGCCGTCCAGCTTGATGGCATATGCTGGCGCTGGCTGGGCCGACCCCGCTGCGCCCTTGAGCATGGCCGTCGCCTGCGAGGTGAGCGAATCGGTAAGGCTCATGCCTGCCCCCCCACACCGGCTATCGACGTGAGCAGGCCCATGACCAGCCCGGTCTTGTTATCCACGCGCCGGAGCGAGAGCGTGAACTCAATCTTGCGCGGCGTGCCATCCGGGAAAAACGCTGTGCGCGTCGTATCCAGCGAAAGGATCACGTACTCCCCGTAAATCTTGAAGTCGCCGCCAATCAACTGATACCGCTTGCCCGTGTTCGCCATCGCCTCCAGCGCCTCCAGCGACACCCGCCCCAGCGTTGCAATGGCCGGGTAAGTGGTGCCGCTCAGCGTGATGCTTTCCTCCTCCACCCCGAGAAACTGGTGCGCCGCACGCGCGCCCACACGTGCCGAGGCAGCGTGGCGCCACTTCACGCTGCGCTTGAGGTTATCAAACGAAGTGGTGTTGATCGAGAACACAAACATTCCCAACGCCATCATGACCTGCATGTTGCCTCCTTGCGGGCGCGTGCCTCACGCTCCCAGTCTTCACGGCAATCCCGGTTGCACCAGCGCACCCCCTGCGCCACCGCCTCGCCGCAGAACACGCAATGGCCCGTGGCCGGTGGCCCGGCGGGCTTGCGGAAGCCCAGGGCGAGCTGGCGGCGCAGCTCCTCGAATTCCGCCGCCCTGTCAAAATCGTCCATCTCAGTCCTCATCCCCCAGGCGGGCACCATCCTGCGAATGCGTCAGCGCCCCGAACTTCTGCGCCACCAGATCCGCCAGCGCCCGCTCATCCATCCCCGCCGAAGGGTAGATGTTGAACACGAAACTCCCCCCTGTCATGGCACCGCCACCAGCCCCGGCCATGCCCAACCCGCCCATCTGGATCGGCGACATATCCGCGCCTATCCTCCCGATGGCCGCCGAGCCCGCCGAAACCAGCTGGTCTCCCATATCCAGAATCGTCCCCAGCGGCCCATCCTGCGCCGCCTGCAGCCCCGCATCCAGGCCCGCCATGGTGAAATTCCCCAGCTCCGCGAACACCGCAGAAGGCGAGTGAATGCCAAGAATCGCCTTGAAGCGGCTGACCAACCCGCTGCCGGCGCCCTCGATAGACTGCAGCACCGTACTCAGGCCATTGGTGATGCCATTCCCCAGCCCACCCAGAATCATCCCGCCGAACTCCGTGAACTTCGCCGGCATCTCGGTTCCCAGATACGTCATCACTGTCGTGAAAGCCGAAGTAACCAGATCCAGTGGCGACCAGCTGGTAAAGAAATCTCCGATGGCCGACACTCCGCCAGAGAAACTCGTCGAAATGCCGCTCCACAGATCCGAGAAAAAGCCTGT